CATGTATTTGGGTGCCAAAAGCACGGTTATTAAAGACTTTAGATTGATTGGCACCGACCGTAAAAATGTCGCTCACACATTTTACCTACCAGGGTTTGAAAATATTTTATCTAAACCCTTCCTCACAGGTGAAACCAAGGTTTTACCCCTACCAAAGCCACGAAAATTTGCGAAACCCCCCATAGCTCCAAAAAAGAAATCCAGTACACCAATCAATAAGGCGGCTGCATATGCGAGGGCGGTAGCTGTTATGAAAAAACGGCGAGAGGTTGGTACTCCCAAGCCAATCCCCCGCAGACGGAGATGATTAAAGTACGATCTTGAATGTGCGCTTAGTGCCCTCATCGACTTCGGAGAGTATCTTAAACTGTGGGGTCTTGGTGAGCTTCACCCCATCCTTAGTGACGAATGATTTCATCCGTTCAACTTCACCACGGGGCATTTTCCTGGTGTACTTGAGTGTGACTTTTTTAGTTCCAATAGTGAATACAGTTGAAGACATTTAATATTTACCTATAATAAAATATGATTGCTTTCGTGATTCTAATGATTGTCGCTGTTATGATTCTCATGCGAACTGAACGGGCTCCGCCAAAAGACGGTAAGAAATGGACGGTTTACGGGACCATGGGATGTGGATGGACTCGTAAGCAGTTAGATTACATGAAGAAGAATAGTATACCTCACACGTTCGTAGACTGTGATAAGGAATCATGTGCTGGTATGGATGCGTTCCCGACACTCGTAGACTCCACTGGGGAGCAGACGATTGGGTATACCGAGGTTTAGATACCGCGGACAACCATCAGGGAAATGGAGAGGAGAAGGGCGTCGCTCAGGTTCTTGATGGGCTTGAGGACGGAGATGTGCTTCACAAGGGATCGGTTCCAAACGAGACGGAGAACAAAGGTGCTGATGAGAAGGGCGAGCACGAAGATGAGAAACTCGGTGAGTGCATCAGACTTATTTTCGGATTTGATAATTTCCTTGAACATTTATTATTTACTGATATTTTTTTCTGACTTGATAACAAATGAAGGTTCCACCTCTGAGTGGTTCTGAAAGTAGGTTTACCAATAGGAGGTGGGGTACAACAAAGGGCATCGTGAACAATAATTGTTATGCGTATGCAGTTGGGGATTACGAAGCGTACAGGTGGCAGAAGTCTATACCCGGTGATCGCTCTGGGTTGTCGAATGGGAACCACAACTACACCCACTGCACTGGTCTCCCCAATCGCGTTATTTCAGACAATCCCAAGAAGGTTTACAAGGTTGATCCCAACGAGAAATGTAAAAAGGGGTACTACAAAATCATGATGTTTGTTTCTCCTGGGAGACCTTCCAACTACATTCGCCAGGGAGACTTTCACTTTTACAAACAGCACGGGGTTGTGGAATATAAAATCAAACCAGAGGACACCATCAAATCGGTTGCTAAATTCTTCAAGGTACCCGAGTCTAGGATAAAGAGGGCGGGTACATTCAAGGTTGGGAAGCGTATCGTATTCAAGGCTAACGTATTCAGTCACAAGCGTGGGTGGGCTACTGGTCCACTTCTGACTGACGCCAAGGGGAATGTAATTAAAGATCCCCGTAAAGCTTCTAGGAACTACCCCGGACTAAACTATGAGCGGTATTGTAGCTCATTCTGTGTCAAAAATACTGGGATCAAAGTCGGTAAGACTCACCCCAAGGTCTGACAAAATACTATCTAAATCGAGAAGGTTTTCTACACCCTCGAAGGAAAGATCGAAGAGATCTATGACGTCCATAGTGACATTTTCATTCAATGACACAGTGTTTGAGACAGCTGTGTGATTGTTCTGCACTGTGACTGTAATTTTAAACTGAGAGGCGTCAAAAACTTTTCTACACACGGGGCACGTATTTTTACCTTTTTGTTTCCATGCCTGTAGACAGTGGGAATGAAACATATGTCCACAACGAGTGGGGGGGTTGGCCCTCGTTGTTTTGACTTCATTGAGACATATGGAACATGTTGACATTCTAAAGTATGGGTTTAAAGTTTTTTTGGTGATTTAGCTCAGTAGATTTTGGAGGTATCGAGGAGGGGTTTGTCGCAATTGTTGCAGTTCGCCTTACCCTGCTCTTCCTGAACCTTCGAGAGGAGTTCGGGACCCGACTTTTGGAGGAGTTTCCTGTAAGAATAATTGTCCTCGAAGGTTATCCCATTTTTTTGCATGACGTAGTTGTTGAGAAGTTGGGCTGACGAGTTTATGGTGAAGCATCGACCATCGGCCATGCCAAGTCGTTGAGACATTATATTAATATACTTCTAGAAATTAATTTGTCTATTCGTTATCGTTCTCATCCAAGACTGGAATCCCCTCTCTCTGAGAACCTTGATGAGTGGTTCACACCTGTACCCCAAATAAATGTCAAATACATCCGTCTCAGTGGTCCGAGATACCCGAATATTGGGATTTTCATTTATATGTTGATTGATGATGTTGTAGGCAAACGCTATTTCCTTCAGGGTTTCCGCCCCTGTGATGATGATCTTCCCTGTACTGAATATACTGCACGTAATTTCTTTCATGTCGTGGGCTGGTTTAAACTTAATTTTAACTGCCGAGTACCTGTCAGGTTCAAATGAAACTTTAAAAATATCATCGTACTCTTCAAACCAGTCAGCCACCTTCATGAGATTGACGTTGTAATTGAGACTAAAGTTTGAGTTTATCATGACAACCCGAAAGGATTCAGCTGAAATGGTGTCGGCGTCGCAGAGGACGCGGAAGGTTTTGAAAATCTGGGTGAGTTGGGTGATGATACGTTTACAGTCAAAGAGATCGCAGCACCCGGCAACCTGAATACTCCCATTTGGAAACACCTTGACAGACTTTGTGCTGTAGGTGTCGTGGTAGGTGAGAGTGACTTGATTATAAAACGTTGTCGGTTTCAATTTCCACTCAAAGCCATCGACGGCGCCGGCGCCGACTCGCCTCATCTTATACGATCCCACCTCCTCGAAGGAAGAGCGGAGTTTGGCTATATCGATGTTTTGAGCAAAACTCGAAACCATCGTGATCGTTGTAATTTTTAACCACGAGGGTCTGAGTTCTTCCTCAATCTCATTCCTGAAATCATCGATCGTGAGAAGGTAGGAAAAACTGTTATTTGCGATTGTAGAGTACATCTTGGGACATGATTTACGGGAGGAGGGGGTATCACTTAGGTGTTTAAAGAAAAAAAACTCTTTAAATTAAATGACCTCATTCATCAAATCCGCTAAACATGTTCACGATGTAGAATCTGATCTTTCATATGTTGAAGTACAATATGACAAGTACATTCCCATGTCTCGTGAGTACACCACGTTTACGGATTACATCAACACCAAACCTCTCGGAGATTGGGTATTTTTACAATCGAATACACAATCTATCCAATATGAGAAGTTTCTCGATGCGATGGTGTATAAAACAGTTGAGGTGTTGCAGAGAATGTCCGAGTTGATACTCGATAACATCCTCGTATACGAACACTCCGATGATGTGTACATTCGCATTGTACACGCGATTAAAATTTTAGATCCATCATTTCAACCACCCCGTATAAATAAGGAAAGTGCTTGGCAAGTGGAGTTTATGAAGAATTGTTGTAAAGATGCTTACGCTGGTATTCAAGAATGTATAATCAAATCCCGTCTCTTATACTTTTTTAACGTCTTGCGTATAATAAACCTGCAGACACTATGATAAGTGTACACAGGGCTATAGTGAAAAGAGGTGTATTTGACGTGTTGGAAACACCAACAATCTGGGGAGAGGGAGGTAAATCACATTCTATGTTCCTACGGGGATGTATATTTTCAAACGCCCCCTCCACCTTGGTCTCATCTTTACAGAGACCGTATGCACAAAATACACTCTTCTGTGTCTTGTCCAAAACGAGCGCGTCGTGGACGCCGACTTCATTGAAATTATCGAAATCACCCGTCTGTCTCACACCCCCTGGGAGGGAAAAGTCATGTGTGACAAATGGATTGACGTCGTCCATAGCATCTACATCATCAAGCATAAACTTGCTCATTAGTAGTATTACTTTAGATTATATTTCTTCTCACTCATTTTAAACTTGTGCTCTTCCCACATCTTATCCAAGTCCACATTCAACATGTGTGCGAGTTGAAAAAGATAACTGAAGACGTCCCCCATCTCCATCATGACATCTGTACCCCGATCCTTTTTTAAATTCATCTTTTTGAACGTCTTTTTGTATTGTCGAATAGCTGACGCCAGTTCCCCAACCTCCTCAGTCAGAAGAAGCCACACTGTGTCAATCGGTGCCCTATCCCACCCCTTAATTCTACACACTCTCTCGGTTTCAGTTTTGTAATCGTTTAGGCTCATCACTTGAAATATACTGGACTGCAATCTTTAATTAATTCCAATTTTGTTATTGAAATCAATCTTTTTGCCGGTGGTACTGGTATTCACGGGTTGGTCCAGGGGCATGCTAATAGTATCAATATCCTTGGCATACGCTATGTATTGAGAAACACCCGTTTGGATTTGGGAAAGGGCGGTTTCTATGACCCGACCGTTCATCTCCTTTACCTGGTCGTTGACACGGGTGTAGTGATCACCAGAGTTGTTTACGAATACCATGCGCATGATACCATAGAGATCATCGGAGTTTTGGTAATCGATAGAAATACCAGATCGGTTTTTGAACGCCTGTCGAATCCCACGCTGAAGAAGATTTTTGTTAAAATCCGAAAAGAAGAGGGTATTCAGTGGAGTCTCACACTGTTGGATCGAATCAAGGTGAGCCATTTAATATAGTATCCGAAAAAAAATTGTCTGTAGATATTAAATGTTAGACTACGCTGACTTCAACGAAGTGTACGCAAAAAAACCAGAAAATGTCGAGAAAATTCCATGTGAACCCCCAGCCTGTTTCGTGGGTTCCTATGCCCCAGTTGCCAAACCAGGTGAGACAGGTCCATTTTTCGTAAACTCTTACCTCCTCCAACCCAACCGTAAGATGGAGGTTGCCGGGTCTGTTCCAGTCCGGAGTAAAGATCTCGAGTGTGGGAAGTAAGTTAAAAATAAAACTGGAATTAAAAGTATATGAGGGTCACTAAACGCTCAGGTCGTATTGAGGATATGAAATTTGATAGCATCACCAATAGGATCAAGAACTTAACGTACGGACTTTCCGAAACTTGCGATTCCACAAAAGTTGCGCAACAGGTATTCTCATCCCTCTACGATGGCATTACCACCCAAGAGATTGATACCCTCTCTGCTGAGATTTGTATTGGTATGATCACTTCCGACCCAGACTATGAAACACTAGCCACCCGGATTATCGCTAGTAACATCCAGAAGGTTTGTCCAAACAACTTCCACATCGCCATGAAGAAACTTCAGAAGGCGGGAATTGTCACAGAAGAAGTTACAGACGTTGCCCTAAAAGTCAAAGATGACATCAAGACCGAGAGGGACTTTGAATTCGGATACTTTGGTATCAAAACCCTAGAGAAGAGCTACCTCCAACGCATGGAAGGGAAGATCATCGAAACCCCTCAATACATGTTTATGAGGGTCTCTATCGGTATTCACGGCATCGACATCCCCGCTGTTTTAGAGACCTACGACAAAATGTCCCAAGGCTACTTCATTCACGCCACCCCAACACTCTTCAATTCTGGAACACCCCGTCCACAAATGAGTTCCTGCTTCCTTATCGCTAACAAGGCAGATTCCATAGATGGAATCTACGGAACCCTCACAGAGTGTGCCCAAATTTCTAAATGGGCTGGGGGTATCGGGATGCATATCCACGATATTAGGGCCAATAAGTCTCGCATCAGGGGGACCAATGGACAATCCGATGGTATCATCCCAATGCTCAGGGTTTTCAACGCCACCGCGCGCTACGTGAACCAAGCTGGTCGCCGCAAGGGGTCAATCGCGGTCTACCTAGAGCCATGGCACGCCGACATCCTAGACTTCCTAGAGATTCGCCTAAATCAAGGTGACGATGAAGCGAGGTGCCGGGACCTCTTCTCAGCCCTATGGATTCCAGACCTCTTCATGAAGAGGGTTGAAGAGGGTGGGAACTGGTCCCTCTTCTGCCCCGATAAGGCTAAGGGGCTTTCGGATGTCTATGGTGAGGAGTTTGAAGCTCTGTACACCAGGTATGAGGAGGAGGGTCTCGCCACCACCACAATCCCAGCCACCGACGTATGGAAAGCAATTCTCAAGTCCCAAACGGAGACAGGTACCCCTTACATGCTCTACAAGGATGCGTGCAACTCTAAGTCGAACCAAAAGAATTTGGGTGTCATCAAGAGCTCCAACCTGTGTGTCGCACCTGAAACCAAGATTCTCACGAGTGAGGGGCAACGGGTAATTTCAGAACTCAAAGATCAAGAAGTTGAAGTATGGAACGGTGAAGAGTTTTCAAATACGA